ATGGATGGATCCACAGGGTTTGTTCCAAGGGAGTTTTCTGGTACAACCAAAATCACTGACAGAGGCATACGAAATCACTTTAGCAAGTCAGTATCCCCTTGGAGGCCCCTGGCTGAGCTAATTTGGAACGGGTTCGATGCGAAAGCTAAACATGTGACCGTCAACATTGATACAAACAATCTTGGCGGTGTTGAGTCCATCACTGTTCTAGATGATGGTCACGGAATTGATGTCGACGGTAGCGACTCTAGCTTCTTTAACTTCCGTGACTCTAAAAAAAAGAGATCACATGACGTTCATGGTGAAAAAGGTATCGGGCGCCTATATTTTCATAAAATATGCAACCGCGCTGATTGGTACACAAAATCTTCCGGGATAGATGCAAAACTTACTGTTCATAGCGCCGCACTGGACAAGGTTGAAGCCTCCACAATTCCGTCAGGCACCCAACATGCATTACTTTCAAATTTAGTCTCGGGAACTTGCGTAGAGCTGACTAGATTCTCTGAGCCATACCTTAGTCACGAAAATATTGTCAAATGCCTGTCTCTTGAATTTGGCTGGTACTTAGCAATTAACCCTAGCAAAACCATAACTTTGAATGGAGAAAAGATCCTACCTCCAGATCATAGATCAGCAACAATCTCACTAAACATTGATGGTCAGCTTTTTGAGGTAAAGCTGATTCATTGGGCAGACAAGCCTACTTCGGGAAAGTCATACATTTACTACACCTCCTCCAAAGACAAAGTCGTAGACTACGCCCTCAGTAGCCTCAACCAAAAACCGGGTTATCACACAACTCTCGCAGCACGCTCAGCTTGGTTTGACGCATCCGAAGTCGATAATGATAGCCTAAACCTGTCGTTTGACACATTGACACAGACCAAGATATGGAAATCCCTGCAAAAGCAAATTAGTGACTTCGGTCAAGAACACTATAAGAAATTTCTTGTTAGCAAAGCCGACGAGCAGCTAGAACAACTCGAGATAGATGGCGAGCTGCCCAGCTTTGAAGGTGCAAGCAAAGGATATGCAGAATGGCGATTAGGCCACCTCAAAAATATACTTCGAGTCATTCTAATATCCGACCCAAAAGTATTTAAAGACAGTAATAAAAAACAGAGAAAACTTGTAATAAGATTATTGGACAGGCTCGCCATCTCCAATGAGAATGATGCCATATTCGAGGTTCTCGAAAGCGTACTCGATTTGGATGACTCCTCTATGCGCGTTTTCTCTGATCAAATTAGAACAGCGAAACTGAACAACATCGTTAGCACCATCGAAAAACTTCAGCGCCGTGAAGACGCTATATCTAGAATTTCTGAAATCATGCTACACCACTACAAGGACGTTCTTGAAACCCCTGACCTACAGGGTGTAATTGAGGCGAACACGTGGCTCTTTGGAAGCCAATACGAAACCATTGGCGCAGAAGAGACTACCTTTACTAAAATTGCTCAGAATTTACGAGATAAAGTAAAAGGAATCGACCACGTCTCCGAAGATGATGTTGAAGATGGTGCAACTGTAGCCGGAGCAAATCGACAAACAGATCTTTTTCTGGTTAGGCGCAGCATGCAGCATGACTCAATAAACAATCAGCCTTATTTCAAATGTGTGATCATTGAAATCAAGCGCCCCAGCATTGCGCTCAATAAAAACCACCTGCGACAAATTGATGATTACGCCGGAATATTGGCTAAGCATCCGAGCTACCAGGGGATTCAAACCAGATACGAAATAATCCTGCTCGGCCGTAAAATCTCGGCAGTTGATTACGACATTGGAGAAAGACTTGAGCAGCTAGCAGACAGAAACGACCCCGGACTGGTTGGAGCTGGTTTAATCAAAAAGTATGTGAAGACGTGGCAGTCCATCGTCGAAGAGTTTCGTTTGTCGAATCATTATTTACTCAACACACTCCAGAGTCAGCGCGATGTGTTAGAGGAGTCCAAGGTTGAGTTGCTCACCAATCTGCAAGCTGGTGCCCACTGATTCTTGTGCTTAACCCAGCATCAGGATTGTTGTTTCTGCCCTGACCGTCTTGGCGGGCTTTTTCATGCCTTCACGCTTTTTTCACGCCCTACCCTGCACAGTTACGGCGCTCCTTGTGAGACTCCCTTAGCCCGCCCTCCCCAGCGGGCTTTTCTTTGCATGCGTGATGGCTGATGGCCAGAGTGGTAGGATGGCAGCTCAAGTCACAGGGAGGTCGCCATGCTTCGCAACATCCATACGTTTCTTCTTGCTGCCGTCGCCGTCGCTTGTGCCGCCGGACCTCAAGTTGCGCAGGCCGGATCGGACCTAATAGGTAAACGCGTCCAGAACAACTATGACGTGACCCTGTACCTGGATCCCGAGAAAGGCTTGGCCTATGCGTTGAAAGACCCCAAGTTTCAGCGCTATCACATTAGGCCGCGCAAGATGAAAATCAGCTATGCGATGGATAAGGTCGAAGCGTCACCCATATCAACGCCGGCCGAGCCTGTGGTTGTGGAAATGGCTGCGATGCATGAGCGCAAGCTGGCCGAGATGAACCTGAGCGAAGAAGATCAGTGCTACGAGGCTTTTACCGCCGTGCTCGGCCGGCTGGTTTTCTCGGCCGCCTCAGCCAAAAATCTTCAAGACGAAGAGTATTTCCATCTTGCGAACGTCATCACACTCGATGATGAAAAGGTGCCAGGCGCCCCTGGAGTGATCACCTGCAAGATTCCCGATCACGGTTCAATCTTCATGTATGCAAGAGCACAGATCAGCACCGACTAACCCTCAGCGCTGAGGTTCGGCCTTTCACGCTTTTTTCACGCCCGACCCTGCATTGTGACGGCTCATCCGCTTCCCTACGTTTAGCCCGCATAGCAGTGCGGGCTTCTCTTTGCTTGATGCTCCGCCGGATTATACAGACCACTGGATCAAAGCCCTGTTGGCCGTACGAACCATCTCGAGCCACTCGCCGTGCGATACCTGACGGCGATGCTCCAGGTTCGCAGCCTCAAGCGGCGCCCGATCGTACGCAGCTTCATCGAGAACGGGCCTACGCATGTGCCGGGACAGCCATGTGATAAATGCTGCAGAGCGGGTTTGGGTGCTATTCATTGAGCTGCTCCTCCGTGGAAGGAGGGATTCTACAACACAAGATAATACAAATCATTATCATTTGTGGATCCTCCCGCTCGCCTTGCCCTGCGCAGTTAGAACGGCGCCTCTTCCTCCGCCTTCTCATCCTCCCAATCACGCTCCACGACCAAGTCGTCCCGATCTTCAGCGCTCTGCGCCTCCCACCGCACCGTCACGCTCTCGTCGTCATTGAACGTCAGGTCCAGCTCAGGCGTTTCAGCCAGCAGCCCCATCACCTCCTCCCACTCCATGTCTCCATCCGTGTCCAGGCGATGAATCGTCACCCAACGCTGCGACTGCGCAATCGGGTGATTGATCATCGACGAGACCCGCAGCCCGAGCCGCTCTACCCCGGTCATCTCTTGGCGTCCTTGTTGTGCCGTCTTCTTCTGCTTGGACATAAGCCATCCCCTTTACTGTATATCCATCCAGTTATTTCGATGAGCATACATCACACCTCGTGAAACGTGAACCCGCCTCATAGGAAAAATCCTCAACACACCATCAGGAAAAATAAATCACATATTGTGTTGACATAAAAAACACGCTGCGTGATATTTGCATCAACGCGCAGTCACTCACCAAGGACTGCAGAGGTCCTCACCGGCCGCCGCTCTTTACACAACCAGACGTGACCACCTCGACGCACCCAGGCCATCACCTGGGTCGGGACAAGCTAAGTCGTCGACCACGCAGCCTCTGGATAGCTGCCGGACTCCCCCATGGGAGGACGCCAAACCATGCGAGCCACCTGATGCGTAGCCAGTTGCTGCAGCAGGCAGAGGTGGGGAAACCCGGCGACGAGCATGGCGCGGACCAAACAACCATAGGAGGAACGCCATCATGAAGTAGTAAGCGAAACGCCTAACCCAGCCATGGGAAATGGCAGCCTAACCGGACGCTACAGAGCCGGTCGCTGGCAGGCCGAGAGAATAGTCGCCCGGAGCGCGCTGGTTGCCACCAGCCCCGATAGCCAGCCGTGAGTGCTGCACAGCGACGGTCGTTGGCAACGACGCCGGACACGTAACCGGCCCGATCTACCTGGTCCCCATCACCAGGTTGCATCGGTGTGTGATCTGAGTGCGCAGGCTGATGCGCAAGGAAAGACCCAACGGGCTTTGCACGACCTGCCTAACACGCTGCTCGTGCATCGACAGTCCGCAGGGCTACTCATCTACCACTGCCCTTTGATGCGGCAAGCCGGAAGAAAGCAGCACCGGCCAGATCACACACCCATGCACCCATTAAGGCTCACCATCGTGCGCTTTACAGCCCCTAACACTCACCACCATCAACCTTAAAACGACTGCATTGGTCGTGACGTTCGCCCTCCTCTGGTCCGGGAGGTAAGCGGCAGCGAGCGTCACGACCAATGCAGCCCACCGAGGACCAGTCATGGAAACGATCACTTGCGGCTCATGGATTGGCCAGCTCGGCAAGGCACTGGCTCCCCGTGAGCTGGAAGCCCTGCTGTGGGTTGCCGAAGGACTCACGACGAAGGAGGTCGCCCGAAAGATGGCGGTCAGCCCTGGAACCGCAGCGAACCGCATCAAGATTGTGCTGTTCAAGCTCGAAGCCGGTCGCCGGATCGAGGCGGTGAACAAAGCATGGAGGGCCAACATCATCAGCCCCCTCTGCATCTTGCTGGTTGGCCTCATGACCATGCACGCAGCCATAAACGACGGAGACCCGATGCGCCGCGACCGACGCGCGCCGGAGCGCCGCACCGCCCAAGTTCGAATCGTTCGCAAGGCCGAAGCCTTGGAACTCCATGCCTGACCAACAAGGACCAACCCATGAACGCAGCCATCCGCAATAGCCGTGTGCAATACGCCCAGGTGCAGCAGCAGGCCGAAGCCGCAGCCGCCGAGTTCCGCAGCAACTCCCGGTTCTTCGTCCAGCAGGGCGAGAACAACAGTTGGGCCATCGTGGGCGCCGACGACAACCGCTTGTATGGCCTGCGCCGTCGGCACGTTGATGCGGTGACATACGCCGAAAGCCTCGAGCGCGCGGTAAACGCAAAGTCGGTACCGGTGCTGAAGGTCAGCCCGCCTGATGACGCCCGCACCCGCTGGGCGGCCTTGTGGGCGCTGGTGCTGATCGTCATGGCCGGAGCGTTTTCGTCATGAGCCGCGGGGTAAACAAGGTGTTCCTGGTCGGCACCTGTGGCCAGGACCCGGAAGTGCGCTACCTGCCGAACGGCAACGCCGTTACCAACCTGAGCCTGGCCACCAGCGAGCAATGGACTGACAAGCAGTCGGGGCAGAAGGTCGAGCGCACCGAATGGCACCGCGTGGTGCTGTTCGGCAAGGTCGCGGAGATCGCCGGCGAATACCTGCGCAAGGGCTCGCAGTGCTACATCGAAGGCAAGCTGCAAACTCGCGAGTGGGAGAAGGACGGCATCAAGCGCTACACCACTGAGGTGCACGTCGACATGCGCGGAACGATGCAGCTGCTCGGCAGCCGGCCGCAGGGTCAGCAGCCCGGGCAAGTGCCAGATCGGCAGCCGCAGCAGCGCCGGCCACCGCCTCAGCAGCAAAACCAGCAGGCCGCGCCGCCGGATCACGACAGCTTTGACGACGACATCCCGTTCGCCCCGCTCCACTACCTCGCCGGTGCGTAGAGATGAAGCGCCGGCAGCGTGTTCATCCACCCGCGTACTACCTCGGCCACGCCTGCCGCGACAACAGCCAGTCACGCGATGCCCAGCCATACGGCTGGATGACAGTGAACTGCGGCTGGTGGCTTGCCGGCTGGCATGACCGAGACATGGAGCTTTCCGCTTGAAACGCATCACCGCGCGCGTCCGCCACGGCCGGCGCCAGCAGCACATCAATCTGCCGCCCAGCGGCATCGTTCACCAGGAGACGCAGCAATGTCCAAGCCCACTGATACCACAGAGTTTCTGCAGGAACTCAACGGCGGCGCCTTCGCCAGCCAAATCGGTCACGCCCTCTCGGAAGTAGCCGCGGGGGTTGTCGACCACGGCAAGGCCGGCAAGCTCACCATCACCCTGGACTTCAGCCAGATCGGCGACTCCCACCAGGTAAAGATCAAGCACAAGCTCGACTACAAAGTGCCAACCAAGCGCGGGACGCGTAGCGAGAACACCAGCCTCGACACGCCGATGTACGTCGGCACCGGCGGGAACATCTCCCTTTTCCCCGAAAAGCATGACCAGCTCTTCAACCGGGACGAAGCACCAGTACACCCACGCTCCTAACTCACAGCACCTACAAGGAATAGCGCATGTCCCTCAGCAAAGAAGCTCTCGAACTGATCCAGGAAAACACCATTGCCGCAGTAGGCCGCGATCTGCCGGCCTTGGGCCCGGTGGTCGTCGTGCCGCAAAACTTCAACGTGGTTGATCTCGAGCGTTATCAGGAAGGCCGCAACCGCTTCCGTGGCACCTACTCCACCCACTCGCTGGCTGACTACAGCGCCTACGTTGTTGAGCGCTCCGCCCCAGCAGCCCGCGGCTTCATCGACCAGGACAACATGAGCTGCATCGTGCTGTTCAACATCGGCACCGCCGAAGAGCCGGGCCATGCCGATGACCGCGCCGTGCTCCGCCTGAAGGCTTCTGCTGCGTTCGCCGCCGTTCAGGCGGTGTGCGGCCAGAGCCTGGTGCAGAAGGCCATGAGCGACTGGATCGAAGACTGGAACCAGCACCTGTCGGCGACCGATGAGAATGGCCAGACCATGACCATCGCCAAAGCGATCGCCGCAGTTCGCACTATCACCGTGAAGGCCTCGTCGGAAAGCGATCACGCAGTCGGCGAGACCCGCGCCAGCCGCAGCACCATGGACCAGATTGAGGCCAGCAGCAAAGAGACCCTGCCGGCTTGGCTGGACTTCAAGGTAATTCCGTTTGAAGGCTTGGCCGAGCAAGTGATCCGCCTGCGCGTTTCGGTCATCACCGGCGGCGCGCAACCAGTGCTCAAACTGCGCTGGATCGGCGAAGAGGCCCAGCGCGAAGCCATCGCCCAAGATTTCAAGGCCGTGCTCGACGCCAAGGTCGGTAACGCCGCGAAGCTGTCCCTGGGTACCTTCGACGCTAAGTGACAAGAGCCAGCGCCACCGCCTGCAAGTAACACCTGTGGCGCTGGGTTCAACCGGAAGAGCATGCTGATGATTCAGCAAGATCCGGGGGACGAGGTTGTCGCCCCAGATTGAAATTGGTGGGAGCGGGAGGAGTTTAACCCCCTGCGGAACTGTCCGGCAGCTGCACTACTCTCCTCACCCTTCGCAATTTGGATATCGATCGCTCCCAGCGCCGCCCCGCCCCACCCAAATCCTGCTGTCATAACCATCAACGCCGCTCCTAGGTCAATATGGTTGATAAGGGGTTCACCACCAAGTAATGGAGTTCCCACCAATGTCACTAGGCCCGATGCGACAGACAAACCGCTGAAGAGCTTGTGTTTCATGCGAGCTGTTAGTCCGTGCTCTTTGAGCATCACTGCAAAGCGATGTCGTAATTAGCGGCGATATTACGCGGCCACCATTTCTTATTCAACTCGCACCGCATCCGGCCACGGAGGGCGGCGCATGCATGGAGAAAGCCATGAACGACGAACAACGCCACCAAGAATGGATCGCCCAGCGTAAAGCCGAAGAGGCCAAGCGCCGCGAGCGTGCCGCCGAGTGCTTGAAGGACCACGAATACACCGTCCTGGCTGACACCGATCAGCTGAAGGCATGGCGCTGCAAAGCCCCGCGCACCACCTGCTACGCCTTCGACATCCTGATCACCCGCTTCGGCATCGCCACTGTCGGCGACATCGACGGCCTGACCTTCAACGTAGGTCTCTCATACGGAATCGAGTTCCTGGCCGGGGACGACATCGGCTACTACATCCATTCGAAGCTCGAAGAGCATTGCCGTGAGCGCGAGTTCGATGAGGAAGCTTTCCGCGCAGCACTGGTAACCGGCGTCTGCAGCCAGATCTGTGAAAACACCCATGACGACGAGCTGTACGCCGCCCTGCCCGAGTGGATGCGCAACGACGGCGGATGCCACGAGGCTGGTCGCTGGGACGAGCTCCGGAAGTTGGTTAAAGAGCATCTCGCAGCCATTGAATATGGCGGGGATGGCCGCGACTTCTGGGACTCGCTGAATGACCGCCTGAGCGAGGCCGACGATATCAGCTACGTCGAGCAAGCCAGCATGTTCATGAGCGAGCACCACGAGGAGCTGGGCCTGGGCTGTGACTACTGGGAGATCACCATCGATAAGCCTCGTGACAGCCTGATCAATCGGCTGTACCTGATCAACCACGCCGCGAAGGCGATCATCGCTCAGCAGGCCGAAGCGAAAGCTGCCTGACCCTCCGGCGCTACCCGCGAGGCTCAGTCGACTGAGCGAGCGTCAACACAAGATGCCACGCATTCGACGATCGCCGTGAAGCTACCAGTGAAGCTGTGCCGCAGCTCTCGCGGCATGTCGTATGAGAAGTGGATCAGCCAGGAACCGTCGCCCAATAGCACAGCCTCCCGACGGTACTTATCAACCTGATCCTCATCAATTCCGAGAACTGCTGCGACTTCCTGGTTTGTTGGCTCGCGGTCCATCGGGGATTCAACTCGCTGGTCTGGAATCACACTAATAGACCAAACGACATCAAATTGCCACTAATAAACGCCTCCCCGGCGAGGGCGGCGCCTGCACGCAAGGACCACAACATGACCTGTATGACCTCCCTCGCCCTGCCCTTCGAAAAGGAGCTGGTTGTCGATCTCTTCGCCGGCGGCGGCGGCGCCAGCAGCGGCATTGCCGAGGCGTACCGCGAACCGGATGTGGCGGTGAACCACAACCCAATCGCCCTGGCTGTGCACCGCGCCAACCACCAGCAGACCGAGCACTACGTTGCAGACGTTTTCGAAGTCGACCCGGTCCTAGCTACCAAAGGTCAGCCGGTCGGCATCTTGTGGGCATCGCCGGACTGCCGGCACCACAGCAAGGCCAAAGGCGGGAAGCCACGCGACCGTAAAATTCGCGGCCTGGCATGGGTAATCATCCGTTGGGCATACCAGACGCGCCCGCGACTGATCTTCCTCGAAAACGTGGAGGAGTTTGCCGACTGGGGGCCGCTCGACGATGAGGGTAAGCCGGTCAAAGCCGAAAAGGGCCGGACATTCCAAGCGTTCGTGAACGTCCTGGGCAAGGGGATTCCAGAGGATCACCCAGACCTGCCTGAGATCTTGGCCGAGATCGGCGACCACGTACCCAAGGAAGCACTGGTGCGAGGCCTTCGCTACAACTTCGAGCACCAGGTGCGCGTCGCAGCCGACCAAGGCGCGCCTACGATTCGCAAGCGCTTGTACGGCATCGCCCGGCGCGACGGCAAGCCAATCGTCTGGCCCGCGCCGACGCATCACAGGACCCCCGGCAAGGGTCAGCAGGCCTGGCGATCCGCCGCCGAGTGCATTGACTGGGAGCTGCAGGGCCGCACGATCTTCCGCGACGATGCTCTGGTGGAGAACACCATGAACCGGATCGCCAAAGGCCTGTGGCGCCACACCCTGGCCTGCAACGATCCGTTCATAGTCCCGCTACGCGGAACCTCGAAGTCGCACACCAGCACCCACAGCGTCGCTGAGCCGGCCTCGACCATCAGCGGTGGCGGTACCCATCACGCCCTAGTACAGCCGACGATGGCGATGGCTGGATGCCTTACTGAGCATGCGAATGGGTCGAACCAGCGCACCTTTGACACTCTTGAGCCACTACGAACCCAAGTCGCTCAAGTCAAGGGAGGGCACTTTGCGCTGGTCGGCGCACATCTGACGCACCTGACGCACCATGGAAATCGATCAGGCTACCCTGCCACGGACCCGGCCATGACGGTGACAGGCGCGAATCGCGGCGAGCAGGCGCTGGTTTCTGCCTCCCTAGTGACGTTACGCAAGGGCTGCGTGGGTAGTGCCGCAAGCGGCCCTCTCAGTTGCATAACGCAGAACAGCGGTCACCACGCTATTGCGTCCGCCCACCTGGAGCAGGCCAATGGTGGCTTCTATAAGGGCGACGGCCGCGCAGCTGACGATCCGTTTTCGACCGTCCTGGGCAAAGGCTCAAACCAGCGCCTGGTCACTGCCTACATGGTGAAGTACTACGGCGCCGAGAAGGACGGGATCTCACTTCGTGAGCCGGTCCACACGATCCCGTCGAAGGATCGCATGGCTGTGGTCGAAGTCGTCCAGTTGCACAGCCACACGCTGACAGATGAGCAACTGGCCGGTGCCCGCAAGTGTGCGGAGTTCCTCCGCAAATACCTGCCGCAGCACTTCACCGAGCACGCCGATATCGTCATGGTCGGCGACTACGTGCTGATCGACATTACCCTGCGCATGCTGCAGCCGCACGAGTTGAAACGCGCCCAAGGCTTCCGACCCGACTACATCATCGACCGAGGCCTGTTCCTCGATGAAGTGACCGGCCAGCTGTACTGGAAAGCCATCAGCAAGACTGACCAGGTGAAGCTGCTGGGCAACAGCGTCTGCAAGGACGAAGCTCGGGCCCTTGTCGCGGCCAACGCAGCCGACCTCATCGAACTCTACCAGCGCCTGGCGGCCTGACGCCGCCAGCAGGAGACACCCATGCCCACAGAAAACCGATCCAGCAACATTGAGCAGCATGACCATATCGAGGGGATCATCGATATGGTCAGCGTGCCCGAAGGCTACATGCTGGTAGAGCGCAGCATCTGGACTGAAAAGCAGGTCGACGCTGCTACAGCGTGCATCACTCGCCTGAAGGGCGTTCCTGCCATGACTGACCGCGCCCTAGCCATGGCAGCGATTGATGCTGCCCAGTGCACTGCGCCGGATATCGCTCTCACCGACCTACTGCCAATCCCGCAGCCCCACGCCGAGCCCATAGCGTGGATGGTTGGTACTGCCTTCTGGTGGACCAAAGAAGAGGCGGAGCGGGATGCTGCGGCGACTGGAAAGCGAGTGGTTCCGTTCGGACCGATGACAGTCACCTGCAGTCCAGACGAGCAGCACCAGGTCGAGCCGGTGGCGCTCCCCGAAAATCTGCCTGGATGCAAAGTAATTGCTGCTGGTTGGAACCAGTGCCTGGACGTAATCGCCAAACTTGGCCCGCTCTACCCCCGCCCAGCGCAAACAGAGGCCGGGAGAGATAATTCCCCTGCTGACATCGACTGGAATCATGTCACCGAGCTGGAAGCCGAGAACTACGCCATGGGCGCCCAGCTGGCCGAGCGGGATGCGCTGCTGCGCGAACTGCTGGCCGATGATGTTCCGCTGCGGTTGGCTGCCAAGATCGAGACAGCCCTATCCGCCAGCGCAGAGCCGAGGGCGCCGATAGCCTGGCACGTCGGCGGGAACGGCTACGACCGGATCTGCTTCGAGGAGCCCACCGACCTACCGGGCCATCCATGCATCCAGCCCCTCCACGACCAGCGCCAACTGATCGAACTCCTCAAGCGCTACGACCTGCGCGACGAAGACGTGCCGCCAGATGAGCGAGCCCACGGCATACCGGGCACTTCCTTCCAGCGCCTGAATGCACTCGCCAACCAGGGCGAATGACTACAGGAGCACATTTGTACTCCACCCAGCTGTAACCCCTCGCCCCTCTATTTCGAGCAGGCCGAAAGCTTATTCGTTGCAGCCAGGCCCTCGGTGGCGATTCGACGAGCACGCCCCACGCCCCACGCTAATGCCCTGGTCATCGACTCGCCTGGACGAGAGTCGAACGCCTCTTCGTGGAGGGGAGCTCCACCCGCCGCATAAACGCCGAGGAACATCTGCGTGTTGCCCGTGCGCGACAGTCGCACTTGGACATCTATGAACGTTCCATCGTCGAGTGTTTCGTCATGAGTCCTATGGTGAAGCGTCGGGTCAGCCCAAGACCAAAAAACATCACCGCGAATTCTCATGCCGTCCTCCTCCGACGTTAGTTGTATGCATCAATCCACCATAGCCAAACCAAAGCGGTTCGCAACCGCATCTGCCTGATTCGTGATCTGAATCAGACTATTGGCCATCACCATTCTTGCTAACCCCTCTCCCCTCTATTCACTGCCGCGATATGGCGGCCAAGGCGAAGCTATGTCTCAAGCAAAGGAACGACCGATCCTGTTCAGCGGCTCGATGGTCAGCGCCATCTTGGACGGCCGGAAGACGGTCACCCGCCGGCCAATCAAACCAAGCATGCGAGGCTTCGACGTCTCGTTCGAGCTTCACCAGCAGGAGGACGGTTCTTGGCGACCCATGCACACGTTCGACGAGAGCTGCATGGATGATCAGGGTACGGAGCATCCGGTGATCTGCCCCTACGGCAAGCCTGGCGACCGCCTGTGGGTGCGCGAGACCTGGTACTGCGATCATTTCGAAGTGATGCGCGGCCCCTATCTCAAGCCGGCTGATCTGGACGTTACCGAGGCTCGCAGCGACGGGACGCTGGTCTACGCCGCTGATGGGCTAACACCGTTCGAAGCCGATCAGCCCGCTTGGAAACCCAGCATCCATATGCCCCGCTGGGCCAGCCGCATCTTGCTGGAAGTCACCGACGTGGGCGTCGAGCAGCTGCAGGCCATTTCCATCGGCCAGATCTGCAAGGAAGGCCTGGCGCGCTCGATTTACGAGTTCATCCCTGTGACGACGGCCTTTGACGCTTTCGCCGAGGTGTGGGACTCGATCAACGGGCCTGGAGCATGGGAGGCAAATCCATGGGTCTGGGCTGTCGAGTTTAAGCAGGTGCAGTCATGACCCGCCTCGCACTCTGCCTCCTCCTGCTGGCCGCCGGCGCCAGCGCTGACCCATTGCCGCATGGGGTTCGCGTGTTCCATGACGACGAGCGCGGAGCGACCTGTTGGCTCTATGGTTTCAGCTCGCCAGGCGGCATCAGCTGCATCCCCGACAGCCAGCTGCAGGCCGGCAACGAGCGCCAGCTCTCCCCGCACGAAACACAACCCGAACCTACACCCGCACTGGCGCCTGGGCGCTGGATTGATGAGAGGTATCAGCTGTGAGCGAAAAGATGCGTGAGCAGTTCGAGGCGTGGCACCTTGACCGCTACTGCGGCGGTGTCAAGCGCCTGAGGAAGTGCGTGAATGCCGAAGACGTTTACTACTACAGCGAAACCCAAACCCGATGGGTGTCATGGCAAGCCTCCCGCGAAGCCGTGGTCATCAAAATGCCAGACATGAAGAGCGAGCAGTACTGGGAGCAATTCGAGGATGTGGAGGGTGAGTCGTTCATCTTCCCGAAATACCTCGGGCACCTCACTGCTGCGATCAACGCCCTAGGCCTGAAGGTGGCGCCATGACCGACCTGATCGAAGTGAAGACGGCAGACCTAGCCGGCGAGGCGCTGGGCTGGGCCGTTGGCAAGGCCGAAGGGCTGAACCTTGAACTGGTCCCGCCGCAGTACGGCAACCCCTGGCGGGTGTTTGCACGGTATCAGGGCCAGGCCCTCGAGCACACCAAACGCTACAACCCGTGGGAAGACTGGGCGCCGGGCGGGCTGCTGATCCAGAAGTATCGCGTCGGCTTCGGCCTCTATTCGGATTCGTTCTTTGCCGTCACTGGGCTGGATGAGATGCCGGGGGATGCTGACGGATCGACTCACCTTATCGCCGCATGCCGCGCCGTCGTGACCGCCAAGCTCGGCGATACCGTCCAGGTGCCGAAGGAGCTGATGCCGTGATCCCGCGCAAAGGCTTGCTCCGGCGCAAGATCGAGGCAGGCCTGATTCGACTGGCCGCTGCCATCCTGATGGGCCGCAACGTGCCCCGCTCGGCAGTCGTGTCACGTCGCGACAACAACGATATGTGGTACATGGCCGAAAAGCTTGAGTCCATCGCCGATCGCATAGCCAGCGGTTATCCAAACGCCTAACCCCCTCCCATACAACTCAAACCCGTCCACGGGTCGTCCAGAAGTGCGTCGCGGCTAGCAACACCCCAGGTATAGCCATGCCCAGGCCGCTGTAGATGAATGCAGGCTGGTCTGACAGCAGCCCGCCCATAACGAACCCGATGCCCGTGGGTATGAGCGTGACCGCTACGTAGCCAAACGGCTTCCTGGCTTCCTTTGCCATTTCAATGCTCCTTGTTTTGGGGGCACTATTTAAACATGCGTGCCCGCCGCTGTGCGCGGGCGAGGAACCTCTATGTCTGAACGCAAAACGATGTGCATCTACCATGGCAACTGCGCTGACGGCTTCGGCGGCGCCTGGGTCGTCCGCAAGGCCTTAGGCGAGCAGGTTGAGTTCGTTGCCGGCGTGCACGGTCAGGAGCCACCTGATGTCACCGACAAAGACGTGATCATCGTCGACTTCAGTTACAAGTACGAAGTCATGGCCAGGCTGAGTTGGAAGGCTCACAGCATCATAATCCTCGATCATCACAAGTCGGCGGCCGAGGACCTTGGCAAGTTCCCGCCCTTCCATGCCGGCGTTCGGCTCGATGGCCGGCACGCCGACGGCACGGTCGCGCTGGGCTGGGAAAGCGCGCACATCTTCATGAGTTCGCAGAATTCCCCGGCTATCGCCTGCTGCTTCGACATGAACCGCAGCGGCGCCATGCTTGCCTGGGACCACTTCTTCCCCGGGCAAGAACCTCCCATGCTGCTGCGCCACATCGAGGACCGAGACCTGTGGCTGTTCCAGCTGGACGGCACCCGCGAGATTCAGGCCAATCTCTTCAGCTACCCCTATGACTTCGAAGTCTGGGACACGCTCATGGCGACTGATGTGCAGACCCTCCGCTCGGACGGCGCCGCGATTGAGCGAAAGCACCAGAAGGACGTTGCCGAACTGGTGGCCGTGACCAAGCGCCGCCTGGTCATCGGAGGTCACGATGTGCCGGTGGCCAGCCTGCCGTACACGCTCACCAGCGATGCGGGTCACCTCATGGCCCAGGGCGAACCTTTCGCCGCCTGCTACTGGGACACCCCTGATGGCCGCGTATTCAGCCTGCGCACCACCGACGAGGGCATGGATGCGTCGGAGATCGCCAAGCAGTACGGCGGCGGTGGCCACCGCAACGCTTCCGGCTTCCGCGTGCCGTTCGGCCACGAACTGACCAAATAATTCTCTTCTTCCACTCAAGGCCGGCGGCAATGGCTGCCGGTCGAGGATCACCTATGTCCGCAATAAACCGTTTCCACGAAGTAGCCAACGATGCCCTGGTTCAGATCAGCGACCATCTGGTGCCAGGAGCCAAGCTCACCTTGGCGATCTACGTACCAGGCGAACCTGAGCAAGACATCGTCCTGATGGGCCCTGGTGTTGCTGCTGATGAGGTCGTGAACACCCTGCGCCGGCGTGCCGCCCTGAGCCTTGATGGCGACAACGCCTATAAGCGCGGGGTATGCGATGTAGCCGTAGGGGCAATGGCGGCCGGGAAACAGAACAATAACCAGCCGCCCGGAGGGCACTGGGGCCAGCGGTTCTGGGATATCGGCCGGGCCGAGGGCGCACTGCAGGAAGAACTGATTCAGGCACTCCGCCTCGCCTGCAAAGAGCTGGACGCCTGCCAGCGGGTGATCCACTACGCCGGCGGATTCGACCCGGCCTACGTCAACAATGCCCAGGCGGCGCTCACGGTAGCCGACGCGGTCCTCGACAAGATTCCCGCCTGACACCAACCTGCCGCCACCGGCGGCGTGGAGACCATCCCATGGAAACCGAGATTCTTTCGGACGAAGAGCTGGCCGACTTGACCGGCTACAAAGCCAGGGGCTGGCAGCGCCGCTGGCTCAACGAACGCGGCTGGCACTTTGTCGAGAGCCGCGGCGGCCGCCCCCTGGTAGGCCGCCAATACGCCCGCATGAAGCTAGGCGTAACCCTTGAGGTGGTGCCACTGGCACCACCACCCCCGCCTCCCGTACCAGCGTGGACGCCAGATTTTTCGAAGGTGAGGTGATATGCGCCCCCGGAGCACAGAGAACAGGGATTTGCCGCCGGGCGTGTACCGGCGCAAGCGCACCAGTAAAAGCAAGAAGAACCCCGACAAGGCGTGGATCAGCTACTACTACCGCGACAAGGACGGAAAGGAAATCCCCCTGGGCACAGACCTGAGCCTGGCCAGAATGAAATGGGCAGAGCTGGAAGCCCGTGAAAAACCGCGTGACTTGCTTCTGATGGGGGCGATCTTTGATCGCTATGAGCGAGACATTATCCCCAAGAAGGGCGAGCGCACGCAGAAAGACAACCTGGCGGAGCTCCGCCAGTTGCGGCCGTTCTTTGAGAAGGCCCCGATTGAAGCAATTTCGCCAGCGCTTGTAGCTCAGTATCGAGACGCCCGGTCGGCGCCGGTACGCGCAAACAGGGAAATCGCCCTGCTCTCCCACGTTTACAACATGGCGCGGGAATGGGGCCTGACGATGAAAGAGAACCCCTGTCAGGGTGTTCGCAAGAACAAGGAGGCTCCACGGGACTTCTATGCGAACGATGCGATCTGGAGCGCGGTTTACGCGAAAGCAGTGGGTGAGCTAAAGGATGCCATGGACCTGGCGTATTTGACCGGCCAGCGTCCGGCGGACGTGCTGGTGATGAGGAGGGATGACATCGAGGATAAAGCCCTCGGCGTAAAACAGAAGAAGACCCACAAGAAGCTGAGGATCATGCTTGAGGTGGACGGGGTTGAAAGCGGCTTGGGTGCGTTGATCAGGAAAATGTTGGCGCGGAACGCGCCGCATGGATCGCCATACCTGCTTCTGACCGAGTCAGGAAAACGCGTAACCGCCGCCATGCTCCGACATCGCTGGGACGATGCCCGGGAGGAAGCAGTGAAGGAAGCAGTAGCCGCTGGCGACCAGGTTCTGGCTGGCCGTATCAGCCAGTTCCAATTCCGAGACATCCGCCCCAAAGCAGCGTCCGAAATCGTCGATGTCGACCACGCCAGCCTGCTGCTGGGCCACACTAAGGGCGACATTACCGAGCGGGTTTATCGCCGAGTTGGAGCCTTGGCGAAACCCACCAAGTAG